GGCCAAGTACAAAATGGAAAAGGACTGATCATGGAATATGGAAACCAATCTGGCGGGATGCGTCTGACACCTGAGCAGATCATCAAGCGCCAGGAAGCCGCCCAACGCAAGAAGGACGAGTTCCAGGCGCTCTACATGGATGCCTACGAGTTCGCCCTGCCCCAGCGCCAGCTCTACGGGGTCTGGGAGGGCAACCACACTGGCAAAAACAAGATGACCAGGGTCTTTGACTCCACGGCCATCAACAGCACCCAACGCTTTGCCAACCGCTTGCAGTCGGTGGTTTTCCCGCCCCAGCGCAAATGGTGTACCTTGGAGGCCGGCAACGACATCCCGGCTGACCGCAAGCCCATGACCCAGACCGTGCTGGAGCAGTACAGCGAAAAGATGTTCACGGTCCTCAAGCAATCCAATTTTGACATCGCCATGGGGGAGTTCCTGCTCGACCTGTCTGTCGGCACTGCCTGCATGATGGTCCAGCCTGGAGATGATGTCAGCCCGATCAACTTTGTCCCTGTCCCTCTTTTCCTGGTGACCTATGAGGAAGGGGTCAACGGTCAGGTGGATAACGTCTACCGCAAGATGCGGATGAAGGGCGAGAGCATCCAGCGCCAGTGGACTGATGCCAAGATCCCTGACCAACTGGCCAGGCTCATCGAGGAGAAGCCCACCGAGGACGTTGAGCTGCTTGAGGCCATCGTCTATGACGCAAAGCGCGGCGACTACTGCTACCACGTAATCTGGAAGCATGGCAAGGAGGAGATCGTCTACCGCCGCAGGAAGACCAGCCCCTGGGTGATCAGCCGCTACATGAAGGTGGCTGGCGAGATCTATGGCCGTGGCCCCCTGCTCACCGCGCTGCCCGACATCAAGACCTTGAACAAGACCAAGGAATTGCTGCTCAAGAACGCATCCCTGGCTGTGGCCGGGGTCTACACCGCCGCAGACGATGGCGTGCTGAACCCCAACACCGTGAAGCTGGCTCCTGGCGCAATCATCCCGGTGGCCAGGAACGGTGGCCCACAAGGCCCGGCCCTGGCTCCCCTGCCCCGCTCTGGTGACTTCAACGTCAGCCAGTTGGTGATCAACGACCTGATCCAAAACATCAAGCGCATTCTGCTGGATGAGTCCCTGCCGCCAGAGAACATGAGCGCGCGCTCGGCCACCGAGATCGTGGAGCGGATGAAGGAACTGGCTCAGAACCTGGGTTCAGCCTTTGGCCGACTGATCAATGAAACCATGATCCCCGTGGTGGCCAAGATCTTGGAGGTGATGCACGAACGTGGCCTCATTCACCTACCCCTGCGCGTCAATGGCCTGGAGGTCAAGGTCACCCCTGTGGCTCCCCTGGCCCAGGCCCAGAACATGGAGGAGATCAACGCCATCATGCAATATATGCAGATGATGCAGGCCTTTGGTGGCGAGGGCGCAATCGCAATCAAGACTGATGCGGCCATTGACTACATCGGCGAGAAACTGGGTGTGCCAGCCGCCATCCGCAATGATGCTGCCGAGCGCGCTGTGATCCTCGAGGAACAGCAGGCCCAGCAGGCTCAGATGCTTGCCGCCCAAGCAGTTGCCGCCCAGGCCGCTCAAGGGCAACCAGCACCTGAACAGATGGGAGCAATGGCTTGAGCTGGGAAGACTTGGAGACACCTGCTGCTGATGTCCGTGATGTCAGCCAGCAACGCGAAGACCTTGCCAGGTTGACCCTGCGAGTGTTTGGTACTGAGGACGGCCAGAAGCTGCTGGCCTGGCTCAAGCAGATGTATGTGGATGTGCCCATCGCCGTGCCGGGCGCAGATCCATCACACGCATTTTTTGCCGAAGGGCAGAGGAATGTGGTGAGGGACATCGAGGCGCGGATCAACCAAGCGAGGAAACTTTGAGCGACACCGACAACCAACCCGGATCATCCGGCCTATTGGACAACGTGAGCGTGCAGGATGACACCAAACCATCTGACACCCAAGACGCTGGCATCAGCCACAAGGCAGAGCAAGACCCCAATGCCATTGCCAAATCCACAGGAGCGCCCATCCAGCGCCCCGAGTACCTGCCAGAGAATTTCTGGAACGCCGACAAGGGAGAGGCCGACCTGGAGGCCATGTCCAAGTCTTGGACCGATCTGAGAAAGATGATCAGCCAGGGCAAGCACAAAGCACCAGAAGGCGGCAAATACGACACCAGCAAGCTGGGAATCACTGACCTTGAGGGCGCTGATGAGCTGTCCAAAGGCTATGTGTCCTGGGCGGCAAAGTGGGGTGTCAGCCAGGCGGCTTTTGACGAGCTGGCCGAGAACGTGATGGGAATGGCGCAAGCCAATGCCGAGCCTCCCATCGACCCCGCTGTGGAACTCAAGCAGCTTGGCCCCAACGGCAATGCCATCGTCAATGGCATGGTGGACTGGGCCAGGGGCTTGGTGGCAAAGGGGGTCTGGAGCAAAGATGATTTTGAGGAGTTCAAGATCATGGGCGGGACGGCCAGGGGCATCAATGCGCTGCTGAAGGTTCGTGAGGCCTACGAGGGACGAGTGCCCATTGAGAGCCAGCCCCTGGAGGGAGCGCCCAGCAAAGAGGAACTCTATGCTATGGTGGCTGACCCCAAGTACAAGACCGATGCGGCATACCGCCAGAAGGTCGCCCGCCTGTTTGAACAATTCACCTGAATCTGCCGGGAAGGCAGTTGCCAGTTGACCCGGCCCTTGTGCCGGGTCTTTTTTTGGCCTATACTGGTTCCCGTTGGATGTGAGAAACCCAGCATAGAACCGCTAGATCAGGCTCCGACCCCGAAATGGGGTGTCTCCCGAAAGGGAGGTTTCTCACCGGGGTCTGTTCTAGCGGTTTTTGTTTTTCATGCCAGCCGTTCCCCTGACGATACACAGCACCTGCATGGGTGGCGAGGGAGAGAACACCGGGCTTGGCTACACCCCCAAGATCACCCGACAAGCCTGTCAGCGAGGGACTTGGGTAGACGCAGTGCCACGGGGTGGTAGACCAACACTGCATCGGATGAATCGCTGCCTCATGGGGTTGCTGGGTTGGCCATCAAGCATGGCCCTTCGGGCAGGGATGGGAGCCAGGGCTTCCACCCTTGGGGGACTATTGCACAAAGAAAAAAAAGGAATAGAATCCGCGCAAGGCCTACCGGGTGACCGACCCTTACCGCAGCGGATGCTGACGACTGGCTGGCGTAACCAGCAAGCAATCGGCCCAGGTTCCCTGGCTCACCAATGCGCTAACCCCTGATCAACAACCGAATGAGGTATCCAAATGAGCATTTCTCTTTCAAATGCCTTTGTGACTCTGTTCGATGCTGAAGTCAAGCAAGCCTACCAGGGCAAAGCCATGCTGGTGGGTGCTGTGCGTCAGCGCCGAGGTGTCGAAGGCTCCACTGTCAAATTCCCCAAAGTCGGATCTGGTGTCGCCACTGTGCGAGTTCCCCAGACTGATGTCACGCCCCTGAACGTGGGCTTCTCCCAGGTCACCTGTACGCTGGCTGACTACAACGCCGCTGAATACAGCGACATCTTCTCCCAGGCCAAAGTCAACTTTGACGAGCGCCAGGAGCTGGTGCAGGTTGTGGCCAACGCCATGGGTCGCCGTCAAGACCAATTGATCATCGATGCACTGACCGCATCCAGCACCTCGCTGACTGTGAGCAATGACATTGGTGGCACTGACACCAACCTGAACGTGGCCAAGCTCCGCGAGGCCAAGCGTTTGCTCGACAAGGGCAACGTGCCGATGGATGGCCGTCACATGGTCATTCATGCCAACAGCTTGGCAAACCTGCTGTCCGAAACCTCGGTCACCTCCAGTGATTTCAACACTGTGAAGGCTCTGGTCCAGGGCGAGATCAACACCTTCTTGGGCTTCCAGTTCCATGTGCTGGGTGACCGCTCCGAGGGTGGCTTGGCCATTGATGGTTCCAATGACCGCACTGTGTGGGCTTTCCACAGCCAGGCCATTGGCTATGCAGAGGGTATCGGTATGCGTACCGAGATCAACTACATCCCCGAGAAGACCTCCTGGTTGGTGAACGAAGTCTTCAGCGCAGGCGCTATTGCGATTGACGCTGGCGGCATCGTGCAGATCACCTGCCGCGAATCTTGATCTGACCAAAAGGAGTAAAAGATCATGGCTTATTCTGCAACTGGACTCAACGCCGCTGGCGGTCAATCCAAAGCCGGGAACGCTCCGCAGATGTGGACGTACACCACCACCGATGCAATCGGCGATGTCAACACTGCTGGCTACTTCAACAGTGCCGCATCGTTGCTCAAAGTCGGCGACATCATCTTCTGCCACACCTCGACTGGTGGCACTCCCGCGATGTCCATCGTGTGGGTGAATGCCAATAGCGGCACTGTGGTGGATGTGACTGACGGCCTGACCGTCACTGCAACTGACTCTGACTGATCGGAGTCACCCACGAATGGGCCATCTTCTGGGGATTCTCGGAGGGTGGCCCTTCTCACATTGAGAGGTCAAAATGGCAGCAGGCGATACAGGAATCACAATCTGCTCAGATGCGTTGCTGATGATCGGCGCAAAGGCCATCACATCGTTCAACGATGGCACTGACGAGTCCAGCATCTGTGACCGACTTTACCCAGACATCAGAGATTCTTTGCTGGTCATGTACCCTTGGAGCTTCAGCACCAAGAAGATCCAGCTTGCACAGCTTTTGACGGCTCCTGGCAGTGTTTGGCGGTACGCCTACCAACTGCCTGGCGACAGGCTCAACAACCCCAGGGCGGTCTATGAGAGTTCAGCGATTGGCTCTCCTGTTCGCAAAGACTGGGAGATCCAGGGCGATCAGTTGCTGACTAACCTGGAGAGCGTTTTCATCGATTACCAGTATTCGGTTGGCGAGTACGCCATGCCGCAATACTTTGTCCAATTGCTCAAGTACATGGTGGCCTGGCACATTGCCGAGTCACTGACCGAGCAGCAAGAGAAGGCCGCAAAGTGGCAGAGGGTTGCTGTGGGCGACCCTTCTGAAAATGGCCGCGGTGGCTTTTTCCGCACTGCCGCGCAGATTGATGGCCAGGGCAACCCGTCCCGCGCCATCAGTGATTTCACCCTGGTTGAGGCGAGGTTTGGATAATGCCGCGCTTTGTCAACCTCCAGTCCAACTTCACCACTGGTGAGCTTGACCCGCTGTTGCGGTCACGGGTTGACCTTCAGCAGTACGCCAACGCCCTGGAGAAGGCCACCAACGTGCTGATTCAGCCCCAGGGCGGGATGCGCCGCAGGCCGGGCCTGAAGCACATTGCCGAGCTGCCAAACAGTTCCACTCCATCTGTGGCCAATGGGGTGCGCCTGGTCGCCTTTGAGTTCTCCGTGGATGACAGCTATATGCTTTGCTTCACGCCGTCCAGGATGTACGTCTTCAAGGATGGGGTGCAGATCACCAACATCAATGGCTCTGGCAATGCGTACCTGTCTACCTCGGTGACCGGGGCAATGCTGGATGAGATCTGCTGGACGCAATCCGCTGACACGCTGATCATTGTTCATCCTGACTTGCAGCCAATCAAGATCGTGCGCGGCGGGACTGATGCGACCTGGACGGAGACAACCATTGCCTTTGACTCCACGCCAAAGTACGCCTATGCGCTGGATACTCACACCAACAATGCTGAAACATTGACCCCATCTGCGGTGAGCGGGAATGTGACTCTGACCACCACCAGCTCAAAGCATGACACCGGGACAGCGCAGGCTGGGGCCAGCACCACCATCACACTGAAGTCGGCATCGAGTTCGACGGATGACTATTTCAATGGCCTCTACATCACCATCACTGGCGGCACTGGCTCTGGCCAGATCCGCATCATTGAGGACTATGTTGGGTCAACCAAGGTTGCGACAGTTGACCGCGCCTGGACCACCACCCCGGACAGCACCAGCACATACAGTCTGACCACATTCACCACCGAGTCGGTCAATCAGTACATCAATGCCAGCCCACAGGGCCGGGCCAAGATCGTGCGCTATGTGTCGTCCACCTCGGTTGAGGCGGTGACTGAATACCCATTCTTCAACACCTCCGCAATCAGTGCTGGCCGCTGGGAGCTTGAGCATGGGTATGAGGATGTCTGGTCGTCCACCCGTGGCTGGCCAAGGTCTGTGACCTTCCATGAGGGGCGGCTCTACTTTGGCGGCTCCAAGTCTCGCCCGGCCACCATCTGGGGTAGCAAGATCGGTCTGTTCTTTGACTTCCAGGCATCCGAGTATTTGGACGATGATGCCATTGAGGCCACGCTGGAAACCAACCAGTTGAACGTGATCGTGGACATGATCAGTGGCCGCGACCTCCAGGTCTTCACCACTGGCGCTGAGTTCTACGTGCCACAGACTGGGACTGAGCCGATCACCCC